TGCCAGCGTGTGCACGATCCCGAAGCCGCCGAGGTAGTACCAGGCGACGCCCTTCGAGCGACCATAGTCGGTCGGAATCTTGCCGCGCATCTCCTCGGGCACCGCGATCGCCTCGGCCACGGTGTCATTGCCGAAGAAGAAGATCCAATCCGATTTCCCGTTGGTCCACGTCGTCTGCGTGATGCCATCGGTGCCGGTACCCTTGGCGATGTTCGTTTGCTCGACGTAGCGCACGTTCTCGTAGCGGCCGATCTCGCCGTTCATGATCAACTTGAAGCCGGTCTCCGTGTACTGATGGATCGTCTCCAGGTTGTTCTTGAAGTTGCGCAGCGTCGTCGGCCACGCGAGCGCGTAATAGTCGTCGCCGATGTAGGCCGGGATGTTGCGCTCCTTCATCGTGTCGACGATCGACTTCGCGTGCCCGTTGTTATAGGCAACGTTATTCGTGCCCGTCACCGTGCCGTTGGTGTAGAGCGTGATCGCTGCGGTATCGGTGCCGCCGACCGGGATGGCGCGCAAAAGCGTCTGATTGAATTGCGTCCAGGCGAGGCGGTCGAACGTTTTCACCGCGTCGTTCTTGAGCACCTTCTGGATCAGTTCCATCACCGGGAACTTCGACAGGTTGTCGAGCTTGCCCGAATACGGAACCGAGTTGCCGGCTTCGGTGATCGTCAGCGTGCCCTGGACGATCGTGAAGTTGGTTTCCGGCATCGTGTTGGTTTCGGTCAACACTCCACCCGCGTTCGCGACGTCCGAGAACACGTCCCACGTGAAGATGTCGCCTTTTTTCTTGCCTTGCTGAGAGGCGTCGCGCACATCGCAGAACTGGCGGAACTTGACCATCGGCTGCACCGCCATGCGCAGCACGTTCGAAAGCTGGCGGCTATACATGAAGCCACCAAGCGAGTTGACTGCCCAGACCTGACCGGCCATGACTTTCTCCTTATCTGACCTGCCCCCGCTGCCGCGCCATGTTGGCGATGACATCGGAGACTGACTCATCGGGTTCTTCCTGCGTCTGACTCGACACGCGGCTCGCAGCCGACGGTATTGTCGTGACAGACGCTTTTCTTTCCCGCTTGTCAGTTGCAGACGGAGTACCTTTGAACGTCTTGACCCAGTCGCGCACCTCGTTGCCGATGGATTCGTATCGCTCCCAGTACGGGCGAGCGTCGCCTTGGGCAACCAGTTCGGCGTCCTTGTTCAGGACCACCTGACGCAGCATGGGGTCGTCGAAAACGTCCTTGAACTCGGTCTGAAACCGGCTCACGGCTTGCTGGAAGGACATCCGTTCGTCGATCAGCTTCGGCAGGTCTATGGTGGGACTGCGGAGCTGGCGAAGGGCTTGTACTGCTTCCTCTTCACTGCCCATTTGTATCGCGCGGACAAGCGCTAGGTCATCTTCGACCGGGGGTGTGGGGTCGGCTGGTTTTGCCGTACCCTGCGCGGACTGGAGGGCATCGAGTCGTATTCTCTTGGCCTGATCCAGATAATCATGCGCCGACTCGACCATCTGAGCGCGCGCAATGACCTCTTCAAGCGGCAATTCTATTACTTTGCCGTTGACTTTCAAGGGAATCTTTTCCGCTTCAGCAGCAGCCGATGGATCGCCATCGTTCGTCGGATCGACTTGCTGAAATCGGGTATGCGCATCCTCCGGGATTTCCTCGAACTCGGCCGCGCGCGCTTCGTCGTTGGAGTCGGCGATCTGATCGTACATCGCAAGGCGCGCATTGTTGCGCTCGGCGATCGCTTCGGCGATCTGCTCATCGGTCTGGCGCTCACCATTACCGCCAGCGGTATCGCCGTCGTCAGCGTGCAGGATGAAAGCCAGGAACAGGCGGCGCAAGAGTCGGGAGAGTCTCATTCTTCACCTTCGAGGAGTCGGGTTGCTTGTTGACCGTCTGCGATCGCATCGGCCAGCCATATTTGGAATTGCTGCGCGCGCCAGATCTGGTTTTGTAGTAGCTGGATGCGACGTCGGCGCCACGGCGCAACCTTTGTGAGCTGATGCACGGCTTCCTGCTCTTCGGATTTCGCCTTCTCGAGCAGATAGGTGCCAATCTCCGAGCCGAGGAAGTTCTCGACGACCTTGCCGAATACGGCGGACTCGAAGAGCGCGTCGGTCTCAAACATTCACGTTCCCCTGCGGGAGTGGTTGAGGAACGATCTGACCGGTGTGCGGAGAAACCTGACCCGGCTGCGCGGGTTGAGTCATCGGCTGCTGAATCGCCATGAAGTGATCGGCGAGCGTGCGCCGATTCTGGTGATGCTCCTTCATGCTCTCGACTACTATCTTCGTTCGGTTGTTTTGCTCGGCGATCTTCAGCTTGTTCTCGCCCGAGCGCTCCGCCATCTTCATCATCTGCATCTTCATCATCTGAAGCTGCTGCATGAGCTGGACCTTTTCCGGGTCCTCGACGCTGAAGAAGCGCCGGCCGTCCTGGTAGCCAAGGTGACCGAATATCTCCTTGCCGACCTCGTTGGTGTTGAGACCCGGGATGCCCATCTTCACGATGTTCGCGTAGGCCTGTGTGCCCATGATGAGCTTTTGGACCTTCGTCATCGGATCGGTTGCGCCCATGCCGACGTTGACCTTGAGCGTCAATTCCTCGTTCAGCAACTCGTCGGTCATCTGGTTGATGCCGTACTTCTGGAAGAGCTGGGCGCGCTCGGCGGCGATCGACATCACGACCTCGTCGGTCTCGTAGTGCTGCTCGAGCTTCACCAGTTGCCGCAGCACCGGCTCGAGGAATGTCCATACGTACGTGAGCAGGCCATATTCGGTGAGCGTGCTGGCGGCGCCCTTGAGCATCGCCATGCCGCCCACCGTTTCCTGAAGCTTGGCGTTTTGCTGGATCGTCGCCGGCGAAAAGTTGCCCACCAACTCATCAAAATCGACGTTCAGGCGGTCCTGCTCCTGATAACTCGACGCCGTGACGTCCGCCCAGTTGATTTCCTTGACGTCCGTTTCCGGGTTGTCGACCAGCGTGACAGCGCCTGGCACATTACGCACGATCGACGCGAGATCCGCATTGGTGCCTCGCTTGACGAACCAGCGCTTATTCAGCACGAATTTCACGTTATCGAGCCGCTGGTTGGCGATCTCGTTCGCCTCTTGCTGCAATCCGTCGGCCAGTTCGGGAACCGACGACGGCATGACCTTGTGCGTCTCGATGATGAAGCTGCCGAGCACATATGGGCGCATGCCGTGAAAGACGTGCTCTTTGAGCGGTCGAGGCTCGGAAAGCAGTGCCTGCGTACCGAGCGTATAGAACTCCCAATCCTCGCCCTCGTATCGATGGATGTGCCTGAATACCCAAGCTATCTCATAGTCGCTCACGGCCTTCTTGTCGGCCGATTGCGGGTCTTGCCGGCCCGGCTGGCGCGACATGCGCGTGGAGTCGACCTTGTTCTCCGATGCCTGGAGGATGATGTCGTCGCCGTACTCGCGCCATTCCGGTTTGCCGGTCTTCTTGTCCGGCGTGGCCATCTTCGTCTTGATGTCGCCGACGAACATCGGAATGAGGTGGATGACGTACGGACTCGACCCAATCGGGTCCATCCAGTCGGCGGCCGGGTCGAATCGAATGTTTTCGATCGGCACGAGGTCGGCGGCGGGCTTATCTGCGATTACCTCGCCTCGGCCGTTCTCTTGATACTTCCAATGCACGTGCGCGCACACCGACCCCTGCGTCTGTGCGTCCTGAATGCCGCCCTGCACGAACTTAAACCAGTTGATACCGCCGTCCGTTGTGAGGCGATACTGAATCAGTTCCTTCATGACCGCAGCGGACGCCTGCTGTTGCGGGTTCGACTGATTCATCGGAGAGACCGAAAGCAGATCCATATTCGAAAAAAAAGCCGCGGCAGAGGCGGCTTCGTTCTTTCGGATAATGGTCCGAGTCTTCGGTCGGTAAATCCGAGATCGCTTATCGAAGAGCGGCGAGTTGTACTTCGAATCGAGCGAATGCTGGTTGTAGAACGCCCGGATCGAGTCCTCCCAGCGCTTGCGGTAATTCGAGTCGACGTAGGTCGTCGAGAAGAAATACGCCTCGCGCGCCTTCTTCATCCACTGATGCTCATCGAGCCCGCGCGCACCGATGTCCTGATCTGAATCGACGCCGATCTCTCCAAGCGGAACGTCGCTTTGATTCTGCTCGGGAGCGTGAATGTGCGGCTGCTCGGGGCGTTGCAGGACCGTCATTTATCTTCCCCGTCGAGCCATTTTGAGATACCCATTTGCTGGCAGTAAAGATTCGGGCTCGCCATGTGATACAGGTCGCCCATTTCGTGCTTCAGCATATGGATTGCCGCGATATAAAGAGGATTTAGCGACTTCAAGCAGCTTTCTTCGTACGCTGGCGTGGCTTCGTGGGTTTCCTTGATGGAATCCCAATCCATCGGAGGAAGACCATCATGAGCCGGGTTGTCATCAATCTCGACAAGCTCAATGACGTTGCTTTCAGGGACTCTCTTCGAAAAAAGGCTCACAGCGGATCCCCCCTGAAGAAGCGCGGATCGGCTCCCTCTAGTTGCTCTGGCAAGCTACCGTCCCACTTACCATGACGCGGCATTCCGAGACGCTCCAGAAATTCACCGCCGCCGCGCATGGCAAGTTCTCGCAGCGTTGTCGGACTCGTGATATCGCCCTGGTTGATGAAGTACGCGTACTGGCCGAACGTCGTCGAATACAGCAGCGAGATCCACACCGAGCCGTCCTGGCAATTCACTACCCACGGATGACCGGGGTACATCTTCGAGAGCATGTCGCCGACGTCTTTGGCGCGCTCCATGTCCTGAACGCCGTCCCAGTCTGAAACGATGATTTCGTGGTCCATTAGAGGAACTCGTAAATGATGACAATGCCGCCCGCAGAAGAGGCTCCCGCCTTGGCTACCATGCCGGTGCCGTTGTAGTTCGCCGCCCCACCTCCTCCCGAGCCGTATCCGGCGCCTCCGTGCCCGCCGACGTTGCCGCTTCCTTGGCTCCAATAATCGGCCTGACCTCCGGCTCCGAGCGGACTACTGCCCCCCTGTCCGCCGATAGTGAACGAGGATCCGGTTATCCCGAACCCGCCAGCCTCACCCCATGACGAGGCTAGCGTAGTAAGGGTTGATGAGAACGTGGTCGCCATTGAGGCCGGAGGAACGGCCCCTAGCCCATTGGATGCCAATCCTCCGGGACCGCCGCCAAGCGTGAAATAGCTGCCGAACTGAGTGTTTCCTCCGGAGTTTCCGTTTCCACCGCTCACACCAGTCGCCTGCCCGGAAACAGTGACCGTGGTGCCGGCGTACCCCTGCAAACCAGACGGGATGAGGAATTTTCCGTACACCCCGGCCGAGCCCCCGCTACCGCCCGAGGTGAAGGTGTTGGAAGTGGCCGTACACCCGCCACCCGCACCACCCGCACCGACCGCCTCGATGATCGCCTTAGTCGCGCCCGGCGTCGGCGTATAGGTGCCGCTGGACGTGAAGACCTGAACATTGAGCAGCGACAGATAAGACGGGTTCGTCGGGTTCAGGATGGAATAAGAAACCGAGGTCAGACCGGAATCCAGTGACCCAGCATCCCATGCCACTGTCACGGTGGTGTTGGGGCTCGAAAACGACGAGGCCGTGATCGTTCCGTAGACAGTGCCAGCGGAGACGCTCGCCGACACCCGGCGATTCACCGAAAATGTGGTCGTCTGGTTTCCGGGAACGGTGAATTGCGTGCCGCTCACATAAGTCGGGGTCGAGCCGGAAATCACCCACTCCCCCTGCGATGCGCCGCTCGTATCGTTGATGCCGCTCACGTTATCGAACGTGCCGTTCGAGAGCGTATTGCCATTGGCATCGGTGACGATGAATTTGTACTGCTGCCCTTGTTGCAGCCAGATTTCCTGAGGCGCACGCCCGGCCGGGTCAAGGACGATCGGATTCGGATTCGGAACCGATAGAGATGAGGTCGTGTACGTCGCGGCGGGTGTCGTCGTACCGGCGATGTATGTGTTGATCTTGCCGCCCGCCAATACGACGCCCTGATCGGTGAACCATTGGCCCATGCCGATCGGAGAAAGAAAGCCGGTAGCCATCAGTTGTACTCGTAGACTATGAGGACGCCCGCCGTTCCTGCTTGGCCAGCGGCGGCGGAAGTGCTCGCGCCAATTGCCGGCCCGCTTGCACCCGCCCCCTTGCCGCCCGCTTGAGCGCCAGCGCCGTTGGTCCCCAAGCCGGCAGTACCGAATGGAGAACCACCGCCGCTTCCGGCAAGCTGCTGACTGCCCGCCGTAATAATCAAACCGGCTGTGCCGCCGACACCCGGGGTACTCGCTAGAACTTGCGCTGCGCCCGTAATCGTCGGCGCAGAAGTCGGAGAAGTCGGCCCGATTACGCCGCTTCCCGAAACGACCGCTCCACCGAGACCACCAGTCCCGCCAGGGCACGAGACCAGACTTCCAAGAGAAGTTGTCCCACCGGATCCTCCGGCATTATTTCCGGCGGTTCCGGCGGTTCCCGCTGAACCGATCGTTACCGCCAGCCCGCCAGTGAAGCCGCTCGTGAAGCGAGCCATCGCATATGCTCCAGCCCCCCCCGGAGACCCAATTGCGCTTTGACCAGTTGACGTGGCAGCCGCTCCTCCAGAGCCGCCGCCGCCCCCAACCGCAATGACGATGATGCTGTTCGTGCCGGCAGTCGGCGTATAAGTGCCGCTCGACGTGAAGACTTGAACGCCGATGAGCGTGCCGGTCGGATAACCGCACACCGGGTCTGCGCTCGCTCCTTGGCCGATGATGCTTTGGCCGATCGAGCATGGACCAATCGTCGCGACATTGCCGGTTCCCTCTCCGAGCATGACGCCGTGTGCAGTGATGGAAGTGAGTCCAGTCCCCCCGCCCGCGACGCCGAGCGTCCCATAGGCCGGGTCCGCGCTCGCGCCACCACTCAGTAGCGGCTGACCTGCTGTGCCCGGCCCAATGCCAACAAGCGCGCTCGTACCCTCCCCGGCGAGCACCGTGTGCGCCGTGAAGGTCGCGGCGCCCGTGCCGCCCGATGCCACGCCGACGGGCACGGTGAACGTTGCGGCGCCGGCAAAACTCGCTGTTCCGTTGACCTGGAGGTTTTGAACCGGAAAGGTCTGCGCGAGCGTGACACTCGAGACAAAGATCATCAGTGCTGCGAGAAGACGTTTCATACCGAGACTCCAGCGGCGTCCACCCAGATGACGGACGGGGTTGCTTGCTTGCACCAGATCGGCAGTCCGAGCGTGGTGTCGAGATACTGCTGCGTGACGTAGGGCTTGGCGGGGCGCTGCGCGGTGGTGCCGTAGTTCACGCCTACGACCGGTTGCGCGACGACGAGTGAAGAGAGCGGGATCTTGACCGTAACGAGCGCGCCGTTTTGCAACTGATCGGCCGGGACGACCTCGCTACCGAGCAACGCCTGGGCGGCCGGCAATCCGCTGATCGTCGAATCGCCATTTGGGTTCGATGCGCCCATGCTACTGCTCCATACGGATCTTGCCGCCCTGCTGCGTCTTCAGATGCGCCGGCGCGTCGGGATAGCGGTTTTGCAGGATGATCGAATCGAGAATCGTCGTGCCCGTCGCGTAGATGCCGGTCGTGTATCGGTCCGTGCTGTCGAACTTTCGACCGTTGCTCATCTCGTAGGCGACGTCGGGGCGCGACCATTCCGAGCCCCATTGGCGCCGTACCTCGTCGCCCCAGTTGTAGGTGCGCGTCGTGACCGGATAGCCAAGATTCGGCGGGATTGAATTAGCCATGACGCCTCGGGTTATAGGTCAGATCAAGCGAGTGAGAACACAACGGAATGAAGCGAAGCGGAAGGAATCCATACGCGCGCTTAGGCGTCACGCCACTCGCAACATGGCCGCGCCACTCAGCCCACCAGCAACCGTGACGTAGGTAAATGTGAGGTTTTGCGATGCCTTTGCTCATCACGTGTACTCCGGCTCCAGTGCGGCATGATCGATGATGACGGGCGGCGTTGGATTCATGTCGTAAATGCGAGAGACGGCATCTACCAGGTCCTTGAGCGCGCCGAACGGGAAGTAATGAGCCTGCAAGCGGAACTGGTCCGAGAGGTCGTAAATCTGCCCCTGCTCGTCCTTTCGGCGAATGCGCGAGGAAACCAGTTCGTCGCGCCCCTCGGCGATCATGCGGCGCTGCGTCGCAGTCAGGTTGTCTTTCGTCGTCGGGTACGGCAGATAGAGCTTGTGCGCGCGAAAGTCGGGGCCCAAGCGCTGCACGCGATCCACCTTCGCGCCGTCTCCGTCCGCCGGCCAACCCAATTCCTCGATCTCGAATGACGGCTCGCTCGGCAGCTTCATCTGCGCCTGGAAGTAGTCAAGATCGGCCTGCGCCCCGAACTTCTCATATCCCACCTTGACCATGCGCACGCCGGGCTGGCGCACCCATTTGACGTACAGGTTGCGCATGAAGACCCAGCGCTCGATGAGGTCCATCTTGTGGTTGTAGCCGTCGAGCAGAAACTTGTTCAGCGCCTTGTCGACACCGACCACGGCCATCGCCGTGTTGGCGCTGTCCTTCTTCTTCGAGCGCGCCGGATCGATGAGGATATAGACGTTGAGTGTCTCCGGCCGCACCTCGTACACCTGGAGATCCTCGACGTCGAACATGCGCTGCTTGCCGGCGAGCGGGTTCTGAAGCATCTGACACGAGATCGTCGCCTCGCCTTGCGCGATGACCTTGGCACGCCACGTTTCCTCATCGAACAAAACCGGCTTGCCGTCGATCTGCCCGTTGTCGGTTGCCGGATAGACGCGCGGCTTCACCGCCCCGCGCTTGAGCATCTCGTCGTACGTGTCGGCGTAGCTGTAGCGCGTGCCAATGTGCCATTTGCGCCCGCCTAGACTGCCGAGGTTGTCGGATAGCTCCCACGCTTCCGTGGTCTTGGCGATCTGCTCCGGCGTGCTCACGCTCTCGCGCGTTACGACGTCGTCGTAGACCATGAGTTTGAAGTGTCGAGAGGTAGGCTGGCCGTCGACGAGCCCATGGGCCTCGATCGTGGCCTCTTTCGGGTTTCCCTCGCGCTTAACGATGATTCCGGCATCGAGCGACCAGACCGGCGCCTCTTTCTGCGGATCGTCATAGAGCACGTCCGGGAACGCAGCCTTGAGCAGCGAATTCCCCTCGAACTCCCGCTTGATCTGAGCGAGGAACTTCTTCGCGATCGGCGCCGTGTGGCTGAAGATACCGACGGTCAGCTCTCGGTCGCGCAGGATTTCCTGAACCACGCCGCCGAACGTGATGATCGACGATTTGCCATGCTCGCGCGCCCAGAGATCGAGGTAACCGTCCGGCGCCTGCTCGACCTCGCGACACCGCGCGTAGAGCCACGGATGCAGCAGGTCGTACCGCTTGCAAACCTTGACGAGCAGGTAGAAGCGATCAGCCAGACACAGCGCGCGAATGCCCGCCAAATCGGTGCCGCCAGCATCCCAGTTGTCCCACTCGATGATCGCGTCGCGCAGAGAGAGGGACCAGAGTTTCACGGCCTAGCCTTTGAGCTTTTCGAGCAACTCTGCCGCCGTGCTCGCGACCACATGCTGGTGCTGGATCGGACCGCCGTCCGGTCCGCTATGCTCGTTCGCAACGCGATCGCGCCAGCCCATCTTGTTCTTCGTCCACCAGATGATCGACGTTTCCTTACCGGCGAGGCAGTTCTTGTAAAGCGCGCCGACGACTCGTGCGTTCGCATGGGTTGAGCCTTCCTCGATGGCCGCCGCGAACTTAGGATACTTTCCCTTCCACGTGCGGATGGTGCGATCGCTCACGCCAAAGAACATTCCGAGCTCGGCCTCGGTCGAACCGAGCAGGCAGTAGTTGCGCGCGAGCTCGGCGTACGCGGGACGGTATTCGCTTTGGCGTGGCATGGCGATCTACTTCCGCTTGTCTTTTTTCACCGCGGCGTTGGCGATGCGAATCGCCTTGCCTTCGTCACCCGATTCCGAAAGCACCTTGTTCGCCACCTTGGCGAATTGGCGTTTCTTTTTCGGCGTCGTCGCCTTGTGCGTGTGCTCGTAGGCGTCTCGCATCGTCCACGGCATCAGTCGTCCCCGCTGTAATTCTGGTAGCCGGTGTAGCCCGTGCGCGGAGCATAGGCGTTGTCGTCCGCCACGTAGAGCTTCAAGCGCTTCGGCACATCCGGGTTGCGGCAATGCGCAATCGAGGCGTCCATTTCGTAGTCGCCCGTCACGCGCTTGGTCTGGCGGTATTCAGGGGGCGCATGTTCGTGAAGCTGATTTCTGGACATTTCGGGCTCCAAAAGCAAAAGCCCGCGAGGCTTTCACCTGGCGGGCTCGGGATATCGGAGTAAAGCTGGCCCAGACCTTCAGGCCAGCTCACTCGTCAATCGACGGATTCGGTATTCAATTGCGCCGCATTATAGGCGCAGCGTATTGGCTTTGCAAATTCATCGGCTTTGTCAAGTCTTTCGGCAATCGCCCGATGCGCATGGTAGAGCGCAAAATCCCACACGTGCTCATGGCCGCGCCCCTGCTTGAGCTTGAGTCGTCGACAGATGAAAGATGACGGCGCGCGCCAGACGTAGTGCAGTTTCAACACCTCCTTGTCGAGCGGCATGAGCCGAAGCCATGCGGCCTGCACGAGCGCCGCGTCGGCCTGATCCGGTGGAATGGGCGCCGCGCGCACTTCTCGCCAGCCGGGCGCTCGGTATCGGCTCTCGGCAGATTCAGCCGATCCGCCGCGCTCAAACCCTCCTGACCGCTGCGCACGCGCCCAATTCTCTAGTCTCGGCTCAAGCGTCGCCAGATCCATTCATCCTCCGAAAATGCGGCGCCACCACGGACGCCCCCTATCCGCACGGTATTTCTCGAAGCAGATTCCGCCTGGGGCAGCCGGCCATTTGTTCGGGTCCATCGCCTCGGTGAAATAGACCTTCGGAGGCTCAGGCTCGCGCTGCTCGAACAGCACCCCATCCATGCCGCAGATCGGGTCTGGACCACCTGTTGCTCCGCGCGCAATCTCGCACGAAGTCTTGAGGGAGCCATCGACGACGCTACGTGATGCGTTTGGATGCCCGCACATCTCGAGCACGGTGAATTTCTGCCCGACCTGAACGTTCATCCATCCCAGTTGTGGCATCACCGCATGCTTGCAGTCTTTGCAGAGTTTCATGTCGAACTCCTCATTGCCAACGCCTGCTGAATCTCCCACGCCCTTTGCGCCGTGAGGCAGACATAGGCGTGCCCGTTGAGCACCGTCGGCGACGAGTCGCTTTCGCATGTCGCTTGGATGCGCGTCGCCTCGTAGCGCATGCCGCCGTAGGCGCAGCCAACGAGCAGCGCGACGGCGAGGATGTGGCGGATTTTCATAGCATCGTCCTATGCGCGAAACGCGCGATAAGCGCCGCCTCGGCGCGATTGTGATGACGCTGTAGTTTCAGCGGAGCATCGGGAAAGAGCGTGCGCGCCATGTCGAGGCACGCGCGTTTGTCGCTGTCGAGGCCGTAGAAGCGCTTCCAGCGCTGCGGCGTGACGTAGGCCATGCTCAGGTCGCAGAGGATCGCGACAGCCTCCAGGATGCCCCGCGTATGCGCGAGAGCGCCCATCGTCTGCACCGAGGAACCGCCAAGCAATTGCATGTCTTCGAGCACGAAGAGCGCCTTCTCGTCAGCCGGCACGAGACGGCGCAGGATGTCGCGCAGCGCCCGCGCGTCGAGTTTGCGCTTGACCTTGGCCTTGGGGCCTGCCGTCTCGAGCGCGCACGTCGGCAGGTCTTCGATCGCGGTGAGCGCGCCGCGATGGTCGAGCGCGCAAACGGCGCCAGTGAGACCTGGGTCGCAGCCAATGACGATCACGATTGCCCCTCCTTGATCCTCGCCGCGATCTCCCGCAGTGTGCGCATCTCGGCGTCGGTGATGCGTACGCCGTTGAGCCGGATGTGCGAACTCGTAACGGTCACAGACTTTTCGGCCGGAAGATTCGGCAGAGTCGCGCGCGTGGTCATGGTATTCATCGAAGCCCCCATTCCCGTTTCCAGGCGTTCGCCCCGAAATCGATGTAGCGCCGACCGTCCTTCGGGGTTTCCAAAAACTGCTGACTGTCCTTGTCGAACCACAGCCCGATGCGACCTTCCCAGGTGAAATGCCGCTGCTTCTGGCAGATCAGGAATGTGTCGGGCACGGCGTTGACCTCCTCAAGCTTCTTCGGATCGGTCTCGGTCTCAAGCTGAGATTCCTTGCGTTTATTTCGGAAAACGATGAGCACGTTATCAACAAGGTCCGTTATCTCGCCGGCGCCCTTGACTCCGAATTTGTCCGGCATATCGGTCTCGCGCTCACCCTTGCGCATGTGATGCACGAGGTGCACGTGAATGCCGGTGTCGCGTGCGAGCACACAAAGCGCATCGACGAAATTTTTCTGTCCGGTGTAGTCGTCGGGTGCAAGGCCGCATTTCATGAGGCTGTCGATCACCATGTGGTCGATTCCGAGTTCCTTACGGCAGTAGCGAGTGACGGCGATCATGCGCTGTGTGGTGACCGCGCCTCGATGGTTGTAGAGCCACAAGCGATCGTCCGTCCAGCGGTGAAAGCGCTCGATCAGTTCGAGCGTCGGCAGGTTGCTCCCGGCAGCTTGGCGGCACATGCGGCTCATCGTTGCCTCGGGTGCCATCTCGAACGATGCGATGCAAGCCTTGCCGCCGTCCACCATCGCATTGAGCATGACGTATCCAACCGCGCCTGACTTGCCATGCCCGTTGATACCGGGCCAAAGTGTGACCTCGCCCGGACGAAAGCGCAGCCGGTTATCGACCTTGCTCCAGGGCGTGGCCTGCCCGATTGCCTGTTCCTGCTCGCCATGGAAGTACTTCGCAACCGCATCGGCCCATTCGGAAGCGCGCCGCACGTCCGCCCGCCCGTCGTCTTCGTCAGCGACGTACGCGTTCCAATCCACATCATCAGGGATCAGTCGCATTGCCCCTCCTGCAACGCAGCAGGCAGCAGAGCGCACGCCTCCTCGTACGGGATCGGCAATTCCTTGCCGAGAGCGGCGAAAATCTTGCGCGCGATGATGCCGCCTTCGAGGTAGGCGTTCGGGCCGATCGCCATCGGAAACCAGTCGAAGAGCGCGAAATCGATAAGCGTGCGCATCTCGCCGCAATCGACGCGCGGACCTTCGATAAAGGTCAGCACCATGTGCCTCGGCACCGCTGCGGCAAGGTCTCGAAGTGTTGCGAGCAGGTCCGAAAAAGCGACCTTCGACGACGCGAAAACCTCGATATCGAGCGCCGCTATGCACCGCCAGTCGTAGGACGCGCCCGGATCGGCGTAGAGGGTGAGGTTCGTGAAACCAGGGTCTCCGATGAGCGAAATCAGCACCGGGAGCTCCGGGGCAACGCCGCGCGAACGCAGATCGACGAGCCCTTGCGAATTGCGGGGAAGGGAGGTCATAGCGTGCCTCGCATCATGTCGTCGTACTCGGCGAGAACGCCCGATGAGGGGCTTCCTGCACGTGCTGGCGCAGCCCCCAAGGCGCCGACGTACTGGCCGAACTTCTCTGCGTTGAAAAGCGTTGCGGGCCGCAGGTACTCGCACATCTTCGGGTCGTGTGCCCAATCCCGAACCTTGGCATCGACAACGGCCTTGAGCTGCTCCACCGTCGCCCCCTCTCGCAGCCGAGCGGCGATGAGCTTCGTGTTCGCGGGGACGGCCTGAAAATTTCGATTTGCTTTCGAATTGAGATAGTCGATCACATCGCTCACTGAGTCGGGCGTGCCCGACATATCCTCTCCCTTCCCTTCCTCTCCCTTCCCTTCCGTCAGTGAGGACTCAGTGAGTGCCGACAGAAGATCGCTTTCCTGAGGGGCTGGAATGCTCGATTTCGAGGGGCGATTGACGACTTGATGTTCCCGGAAACCCTTGATGTGCAAGAACGTCTCGTCATTCACTGAGTATTCAATGAATAGTCCTGCATCGATCAGTGTTTGAATGAGCGGTTCGCAGTCGATCACGTCCGCCGGGAAAATCTGCATCTTCAGTTTTTTGGCCGATCGCTGAAGATTCCCTGAGTCGTCAGCGAAATTCCATGAGCCGATGAAGAACAGGCGGACCTCGTACGGGAGCTCGACGATTTTCTCGTCGGTCCAGAAGTCGGGTTTGATCGAGCGGATGCGGGCCATGTCAGCGAGCACTCCAGTCAGCCGGCGTGCGAGGTTGCGGGAGGTCGTTCACACCCACCTCGGCCAGAGCATCATCCAGACGAAAATCAGCCAGCAGCCCATTACGCGGCCCTCCCCTGCAACATTTCGCGCAGAATCCGGTTCTCAATTTCCGTCTTTTCGAGTGCGGCCCGCGCCTCGTCGCGCTGACGCTCGGCCTCGGTCTGAATCAGCATCAGCGTGCAGCCGACCTGATAGGCGCGCCACTCCGGATAGATTGTGTTTCCCACGGTGCGGCAGAATTCGGCGATCTTGTCGTCCGCGAGCGTCGCGTCGCCCTTTTTCATGCGGCTGAAGTAGCCCGCATCCAGCCCGAGCGCGAGGTAGATTTCCTTGTCCTCAAGCCCGCTCACCTGACAGGCCAGGGAGAACGCCGCACCGCCGCTCTTCTGTGCGCGTATGAGTTCGATCGGTACGTCGACCATGTTGGGTGTCCTGATGAGCGCCAGTTCTTCTTGGTCCACAACGCGGAACATTGTTTTTGACCCTGGTTGACTGTCCAAAAAAGGTGGAAAAAGAGACCCTGCCGGGACTGCGCAGGGCCTACGGGGGTTAAGCGGGTTCGGCTCGGGCTTCGCTCGACGCTTCACACTCCTTCGCGAGCAACCGGAGCCCCTCGACGATCTGGTAGGTCGGCCGACGCTTGCCAATCTTCCCGGCGGCAATGTCGGAGATCGTGGGCTGCGAGCAGCCGATGCGCTCGGCGATCGCCTTCTGCGTCATTCCTGACGCGAGACACGTTTGCGCGAGCTGCTGAAGATTGGGAAGGTTCGAGTCCATGCGCACAATATAGGCGATTCGATATCGGAGTGCAATAGGACCATCTATCGCAACATGTATAAGAATCTCGATATGGACAAGTTTGAGACGTTGGGAGCGCGCCTGAGATGGGCTAGGCAGCGCGCGGGGATGACGCAGAAAACGGCGGCGAAGGCTGTCGGGCTGAGTCAGCCCACGCTCTCTGATCTCGAAAACGACAACACGAAGGGAACGACGAGCCTGCTTGAGTTCGCGGCGGCCTACGGCGTCGATGTGCGCTGGCTGAAAAGCGGCCGCGGCACACCCGGCGCAGACGGGGCGTCTTCCCACAATTCAGCGAACACTGACCAAAATACCGTTCTGTCTATCGAATCGGCGCGCGCGGAGCGCGCTAGATTGTTGGCAGACGAGCTGTTAGACGTCTCCGACGAGATGCGAGCCCTGATTGACAAGCTGGTTGAGGCCGACGAGGCAGGCGGTGCGTTGCGCGAGATGACGATAGCCGG